TTTAACTACACCTAATGAAAGGAGAAAGAGATGTATCAGAATTATGTCGTAGAAATTAAGAAATTCCACAACGGGGAGTTTGAGCACAATGTATATTGGCAGTTTGACGAGGACGCCGACGTTGCAAGGCAGAAGTCAGAGTCCAAGTTCCATGAGGTCCTTTCTGTAGCGGCTACCTCCGACACGGAGAGCCATGCGGCAATCATGTTCAGCCAAGAAGGATTCCCGCTTAGGAACGAGTGCTACAAGCACGAGCAGGCAGAGGAATAAATGGACATAGCGCTTAGCAAGCCAAACGCAAAGCAGGTCCTCTTCTTTAAGGATAGGCACAGGCATGTTGGCTTCGGCGGCGCCAGGGGCGGCGGCAAGAGCTGGGCGGTCCGTGTGAAGGCTGTATTGCTTGCGGCGAAGCACGCGGGCATAAAGATCATGATAATCCGAAAGAGTTATCCTGAACTGCAGGCAAACCACATCAGACCGCTCAGGGAGCTGCTGAAGATAGGAAGCCCCGGTAACCCGATCACATACAACGACTCAAGGAAAGAGATCCTATTCCCAAATGGCTCGCTTATCCTTTTCGGATACTGCAGCAATGATAACGATGTATCACGATATCAGGGCACAGAGGTGGACGTTCTTTTCATTGATGAGGCCACACACCTTGACGAGGAATGGATAAAACAGCTTACAGCCTGTGTCCGTGGCGTCAATGAGTTTCCAAAGAGGATCTATTATACCTGCAACCCCGGAGGCCGTGGGCACGCGTATATCAAGCGCATCTTCATTGACAGGGATTTTATCAGCGGAGAGAACCCGGATGATTACAGCTTTATCCAGTCGAAGGTATATGACAATAACGCTTTGATGCTGTCAGATCCTGATTACATAAAGCAGCTTGAGGCCCTTCCTGAAGCCCTGAGGAAAGCCTGGCTTGAGGGAGACTGGGATGTGTTCATGGGCCAGGTCTTCGCAGAATGGAGAAATGACCCGGAGCATTACAAGGACCGGCAGTGGACGCATGTGATAGACGATTTCCCTATAGACGCTTCGATGAAGATCTACAGAGGCTTCGACTTTGGTTATTCAAAGCCGTTTGCCGTTGTCTGGATAGCCGTTGACCATTACGGCAGGATGTTCCTTTTCAAGGAATACTATGGCTGTACAAGACAGGCGGATACCGGCGTACAGATGGAGCCGAGGGAGATTGCCAAAAAGATCAAAGAGATAGAGTCTACGGATCCTTATCTGAAAGGCCGTCAGATCATGGGCATTGCGGACCCTGCCATCTGGCAGATGACGGTAGGTGAGAGTATTTCCGACATGATGATGAAGGAAGGCGTGTACTTCTCCAGGGGCGACCACACGAGGCTTGCAGGCCTCATGCAGATGCATTACAGGCTGACATTCAATGACATGGGAGTGCCTATGCTGTATGTGTTTAAGAGCTGCAGGAACGTGATCAGAACGCTGCCCATCCTTATATATGACGAGAAGCACCCTGAAGACGTAGACACCACGATGGAAGACCACTTATATGACGCCGTCAGATATGTGCTGATGGAGAACCCGATCAACCCTGCCCCCATCATCAGGAAGGCAAGGCCTGAGTCAGATCCTCTTAACCTATATGAAGACTATTAAGGAGACATTATGGCAAACAGTTTTACTCAAACGGATATGATCCCTGCGCTGCCTGTTGAGGCCATCTCGCTGGCGGATGCAAGGCCTGCAGAGGAAAGGCCACCCGTAAGGATAGGCGAGAAGGAACTGAAGGCCGCACAGGACCGCCTGCACAAATACCAGGAAGGCAAACACAACTATGACGACAGAGTCATCGAGAATGAGGACTGGTGGAAGCTGAGACACTGGCGGAATTTCCATAATCCGCATGGGAATGGAATTGAAAACAAGACGCAGGCCTACAACGAAAAGCCCGTGTCCGCATGGCTGTTCAATTCCATCATGAACAAGCACGCAGATGCCATGGATAACTTCCCGGAGCCTGCCGTCCTTCCGAGAGCAAGGGACGACGAAGCTGTTGCCAAGATGCTTTCGTCTGTGCTGCCGGTGATCATGGACAACTGCAAGTTTGAGGGGACATACTCCTCCGCCTGGTGGGACAAGCTGATAAACGGATGCGGAGCATATGGTATCTTCTTTAATCCGAGGCTGAACAACGGCCTTGGAGACATTGATATCAGGCGCACGGACATCCTGAACCTTTACTGGGAGCCGGGAGTGCAGAACCTTCAGGATTCAAAGGACGTATTCCTTCTTACTTTAAGGGACAACGCCTCTCTTGAGGCAGAGCACCCTGAGCTTAAAGGAAGGCTCCGGGACTCCGCGCTGAACGCGAAAAAGTACCATTATGATGACTATGTAGACACATCGGATAAGTCCATCGTCGTGGACTGGTATTACAAGATCAACGACGGTACCGGAGATAAGCTTCATTTCGTTCAGTGGGTGGATGATAACATCCTATATGCATCAGAAAACGACCCTGCCTACGCTGAGAGCGGATTCTACAACCACGGCAAATATCCGTTTGTGCTTGACACGCTCTTTGAAGAGAAGGGAACGCCTGCAGGCTTTGGCTATGTGGATGTGTGCCGGTCTCCTCAGGAATACATAGACCGCTTATCCGGCAGCATCCTGGACAACTCTGTCTGGTCTTCCAAGCCGCGATATTTCATCAAGGACAGCGCGTCTATCAACGCGGAACAGTTTTTAGACACGACCGCACAGCTCGTGAACGTGTCGGGAATGAACCTGTCTGATGATAACATCCGCCCTATAGAGGTCAAAGAAATGTCCTCTACGCCTCTGAACGTCCTCCAGCAGAAGATCGATGAGCTGAAGGAAACGAGTGGCAACCGTGACTTTTCCCAGGGCGCTACCACTTCTGGCGTCACCGCCGCGTCTGCCATTGCAGCTCTGCAGGAAGCAGGATCCAAAGGCAGCCGGGATATGATCAAAGCATCATACAGGGCATACACAGAGATATGCGAGCTTGTCATCGAGCTGATCAGACAGTTCTATGATGAACCCCGTACCTTCAGAATCACCGGGGAGAGCGGAGAGCCTGAATATATCGAGTTCAACAACGCAGGTCTGCAGGCAATGCCGCAGACAGAATATGGCGTCGAATTCATGACGAAAGAACCGGTCTTCGATATCAATGTGAAGGCACAGCGGAGCAACCCGTATTCCAGGACCGCGCAGAACGAGCTGGCACTTCAGTTCTATAACCTCGGCTTCTTCAACCCACAGCTTTCCGACCAGGCTCTTGCAACAATCGACATGATGGATTTCGAGGGCAAGGAAAAAGTCCGGGAGACCATCCGCAACAACGGGACCCTTTTTGAACAGCTTCAGCAGATGCAGCAGACCGCCATGCAGCTTGCGGCGCTTGTGGCAGACCAGACCGGAGACACGCGGGTCCTCAACGCCCTGGAGGCAGAGGCGGGAATGGCGCCCACACAGCAGGCGCAGTCTGCATCGAGGAATAAGTCCATGGTAGAAAAGGCTGGCGATCAGGCGAGAGAGGCGGCGGCATCGAGATGATCCAGTGCCACATTTCAATAAACGGGAATTCCTTCCAGCTTCTTGCGACAGGCCATGCAAACTATGCGGAACCGGGGAAAGATATCGTGTGCGCGGCCTTCAGCACAGCCACGAACCTGCTGATGAACTTCGGCAAAAGATGTAAGGATGAAGGGCTGATAAAGGGATTCATCGCACAGGACGAGGGAGACTTCCTGCACATATTTATAGATACCGCAGGCGTACTTGCCGCAGTCGCCATGGTTGACACTTTCTACTCATTGCTTTCTGACCTTGCGGAACAATATCCGCAGTACATTTTCATAGACCTCCTGTGAAGAGAAGCCCTCCGGGGCTTTTCTTCGTATTGGAATTATAAAGGCGCAAAAGATATTTTGCTTTATGTAAACTACTAATATAAAAAGACGCGAGGGAAAGACCTCAGAGGAGAGATCCGCATGTACAAACTTTTTTTACAGCGTTTTGCTGAATCGGGCGATGCATCCCAGGCCGCCGCTGGGGATCAGGGCGTAAGCACACAGGCCGCCTCTGTGTATACGGGCGAAGAAGAGCAGGCCGCCGCTGCAGGAACCGAGACAAAGGTGAGCTTTGAGGACCTTATCAAGGGAGAGTACAAGGAAGACTACGAAAAAGCCATATCAAAGGTGGTCCGTCAGAGACTGGCAGGCACGAAAGCAAAGCTGAATAAGGTGACGCCAATCCTGCAGGCGCTGGCATCCAAATACGGCGTGGAGGATCCGGAAGACATTGATTCCATCTCCAAGTACGTTGAGGACGATGATGCGCTGTATGAGGACGCTGCTTATGAAGCGGGCATGACAGTAGACCAGTACAAGAAGTACGCCCGGATCGAGGCGGAAAACAGACGGCTCCTCGCAGAACGGCAGGAGAACGAAGACAGGCGCAGGGCCACGGCCCAGTACAACATCTGGAAGGAAGAAGCAGAGAAGATTCAGGCTGAGTTCCCGAACTTTAACCTGGAGACATACCTGCAGGACGAACGCTTCCAGGCGCTGCTTCGCAACAACGTAGATCTTAGGACAGCCTACATCGCTATGGATGCTGACAATATCATCCCGGCGGCGATGGGCTACGCTGCCAGGGAGGCTTCCAAGAAGACGGCAGCAACGATCTCCCAGAGAGGGCTGAGACCCGCCGAGGGTGGACTATCCACACAGGCATCGAGCAAAGCTGAAACCGACGTCTCAAAGCTATCAGATGCTGAGATGGCGGATTTAGTGAGGAGAGCCTCACAAGGAGAAAGGATCCGCTTCTCTTGAAAGGAGAAGAGATGAACAGAAATAGAAATATCTACAAGCTGAACATTCAGCGCTTCGTGGACGTGATGAATGCCACCACGTCCAACTCTGCGGGCAATGACCTTAGCCCGGAGATGAAGACCTTCTATGATAAGAACCTCATCCGTCTGGCTGAGCCTTATCTGGTACACGACCGCTTTGGACAGGAGAAGCCCATCCCCAGAGGAAACGGCAAGACCATTGAATTTAGAAAATTCAGTAAGCTCCCCAAGGCGCTGACCCCCCTCACCGAGGGCGTTACCCCGGATGGACAGGCACTGAACGTGTCCGCCATCACCGCTACCGTATCGCAGTACGGCGGCTATGTGAAGGTGACCGACATGCTCGACCTGACTGCCATCGACCCCGTCATCACCGAGGCCACTCAGCTTATCGCAGAGCAGGCTGGCCGTACCCTTGATACTGTCGTCAGAGAAGTGCTGAACGGCGGCACCAATGTGCAGTACGCAGAAGGCGGACTCGTCACTTCCAGAGCGCTTCTTAGCTCCAGTAACCTGCTGACCGTTAAAGCTGTTCGTATGGCTGTCCGTACCCTTAAGGGCCAGAATGCACCCATGCTGAACGGCTCTTACATCGGCATCATCCATCCGAACATTTCCTTCGACCTTATGTCGGACAGCAAGTGGGAAGACTGGCAGAAGTACACGAGCCCCGAGCACATGTACAACAACGAGATAGGCCGTATCGCAGGCGTCCGTTTCGTCGAATCGACCGAGGCGAAGGTGTTCACTGCAGATGACCTTACGTCTGATTCCAGAAACCTGGCAATCAACGGCGCTGTGTCAGCAAACGCAACGACTGCAGTGCTTGACGGCGGCACCTTTGCGGCAGATGAACTGGCAGGAAGAAAGCTCCTCATCGACGGCAAGACCTACACCGTGGCATCTAACACCGCTTCGAGTGGCACC